AGTTATACACTTAGCCTAACGCAGGCCATCACCTTAGTTATACTGTTGCATAATTGCAACACATTAGCAGCAATACAACCTGAAGTACTAAGGTTCCCGTATATGATATACTAAGGTTCATACTATGTGTTATAGATATAATTGATACTATTAATGATAGTTATACTTAGTGTTATACTTAATGATTAACTAAGGCTTATACCTAATGAATAAACTATGGCTTATACTTGAGTTACTACTCAGCATTAATATCATTATAGTAATACTTATACTAGTCACTCTAGTGTGTAATCTATTAGGACTAATAGCTCACTAATGACTGTTTTTTTGGTGCGACAAAATAGACAAAAATAACTATTGCATTGATTGTCAATTTGTGCATAATGTACTTAAACAAACAATGGAGTTAAATATGATTGAAGCAAAAATAGTTTTGCCTACAAATAAAAACAACGGTGAAACTTTATTAAAAGAGCACCAAGAATTAAAAAAACTGCTCTGCACTAATTACGGTGGATATACACAAATAAGCCATGCTGTTGGTTGCTGGTATGATGAGAAAAGCAACAAAATGTTTGAGGAAGCCGTAATTAATTATGTTGTAGCTATTCCAGATACTATCATTGAAAAGGAACAAATTAAAAAGTTTGCTATTGAGTACGGCAAAAAGGCTGAACAACTGGCAGTTTATTTTGTTATAGGTGGTAAAGTAAGTATAATTGAGCTGGACTGATGAGACTTTTATTAGTCGAAACACTGCGTCACTTTGGCGTAGTGTCTTCAGCATTAAAGTATGTTAAAACGCTGATACAAACAAACAAATGGAGTTAAATATGAAAAACTTAAACACAGACGGCCAGCCAGTTAAGGTTTGGAAGTATGCTAGAGGCAATAACAATAAAGCAATTTATATTGATTATATGAATGTAACTTTTTACATGTCTTATAACACTTGTGTTGCTTTTAGCAGCATACCTACAGGCCTAGTGGTTCAACATAATATCTGGGGAACTACTACAGGCGCACACTTGAACGCTATAGACGGCGGCGGAATAGGTGACAAAGCAAAAAGGGTCAACTCTAAAGAGTTTGAAGCTAAATTAGCTGAGATGGAGCAAAGCCAACGTAGGTCAACTATTGCTGTTTATGAAATCCTAAAAGAGAAAAAAGAAGTTGAATTTAGGAACAATAGACTTGCAGAGCGTATCAGGCTTAATGCTGGTTACTCTAAGGCTGGCCATTAGCAACACTGAAGAGCTCTAATTGAGCGAAACTAGGCGGCTTGTCTGCCTAGTCTGTTGCAAAAAGCAACCAAACAAACAACAGGAGTAATAACTTATGTTATGCTATGATTGCGGCGCCTCTGAAGGTACTTTATTAAAAGAATTTCAGGAAGAGCCCGAAAAGAATTACAGCTGGGAAGACTTGGCAAAAATGACTGATGTGTGTGCCAGCTGCGGTTCTGAAAATGTAAAAACAAACTAACAAACAAATAGGAGTAAAAAACTATGTACTTTGATAATGTTAAAATAAAAGTGTTGGGCAATGAATATGACAAAAAAGGCAAGCCGTTCACTGTAACAACTCACAACTTTAATTTTTATGATGGCGTGAGAGCTAAGGACTTGGCGAAGTTTTTAGAAGAGACACAAGAAAATCTCGGCTATAGATGGAATGGCAAAGTCTCAGTTAATATTGAGATTGACGCAACGGAAGAGTAGTAACACTGAAGAGCCTTTAATAGGCGAAACTAGGGTTGACTTTCAATCCTAGTCTGTTACAAATAACCTTAAGACTTGACGGCGATTTGTAAACAACAAACAATAGGAGTGTGATATATGCTAGACTGGAAACAACGCAGCGTCTTAGTTGACAATGAAAAGACTAGACGGCGTTTTTTATCTGATGAAGAGTTCAAATTTGATTGCTCTATATCAGACAAACTTATGGGTCATTGGTACTTAGGCCGTTGCGATTATGAGGCAGCAGGCGTAAGTAAAGAAGACTTCCATAAGTATAGACTAAACAGAGATAAACTTTTAGACTATCACCAATTTACATTTTCTTATGTAAACTGTGATAATCAAAATAGTTTTGAAAAGTTTAGTAGGTTATGTGAGAAGTACAACATAAAAGATATTGAATGGATGCCTAAGACTAAACGAGAAAATGATGGCTACAATAAAAGTTACATTCAACAACTTATATTGGACTTTGTACACAACAATGAGAAATCTAAGAAAAAACCTTTACTGGCCAAACTTAGAGCTAAATTCCCTGATGTTAAACCTATTAGTCTTAACACTCAGTTAAACAATTTGTTAAAACACAGGGCTCTTGAAATAGATACAAAGTACAAAACTAAACCGTTAGTAATAGAAGGTGCCTACTTTAAAAGTTGGTATTCAACTAAATGACGGAGCTATTTTTGTCTATACCTACAGACCTGCAAGTAATTATACTTGCGGGTCTAGTGTTTTATGTGTATTTAACTATAACAGAGGAACGTAACAAATGACATGGAAAAAGAAATATCAAATTATCAGGTTTTTACAACGCACATTCAGTTTAGAAGACCACGATAATTTAACACCTAATCAGGTAGCGCATAGGTCAGCTATTTTAATTGAGCGTATTATTGAAGGTAAAGAGACACCTAAAGTAAACCTTGAAAAAGAACTTATGCTATCTTTGAGAATACCTGACTAAGGTACCCATAGTAGATACTAACAACATTAACCCACAATATACAAAGGAGTTAACATTGGTTAAATTAATAGAGAGCATGCCAACTTACAATGATGAGCTGGCGCACGAAAAAGAGATGGCTGAACTTGGTAAAAATAGAACCAACAAAAGGCTTGTCTCACATGTAGAACGAGAAGAAGAGAGTGTCACCAGTTACGGTAAAGTTATGGTGGCCAACACTATCAGACCTTTAGCAATGGCTATTGCTGAATGGATTGAAGATACGTCTAAAAAGACTATAGGTAAACCGCCTATTGCTTTTGTGAAACTTTGCGAAGTGGAGCCTGAAGTATTGGCTTTGATTACTGGTAAGCATATTATTAATACAATTACTCAGTATAAACCACTTACTGCAACCTGTATCTCACTTGGTGGTAAAGTTGAAACTGAAATATCATTAAAGAATTTCAAAAACTTAAACCCTGAACTTTATCAAACTGTTAAAGCTGACTTGGATAAACGTTCTTTTAACTACACTTATAAAAGACGTAAGTTAAGAGAGAGTGCTAAACGTGATGAAGTGATGAGCTGGGAGGAGTGGACTACACCAACTAAACTTCATGTAGGTATTAGACTTGTTGAACTTATGATTTATGCAACAGGTTTAATTGAGATAGGAACTGAAACTGTCAAACATAAAAAAGCTAAAATAATAAAACAGACAGATAAGACTAGAGAGTGGATTAAAAACAGGAATGGTTTTAATGAGTTATTAAACCCAGAGTATCTACCCACAGTAATGCCGCCAAAGGCGTGGTCAACTGTAGTTGGCGGTGGGTATTGGACTAAAGAGTTACCTGAGTTGGACTTAGTTAAACAAAAGAATAAACTGTTTAAAAAAGAACTTGAGAACTTTGACATGCCTGAAGTTTATGCTGCTGTGAATACCATGCAGAATACACCGTATAAGATAAACAAGTTTGTTTTAAAAGTTATGCAGGAAGCTTGGGACAAAGGTTTGGCCATTGGTGGTATGCCACCTAACGTTAACTATGACATACCAAACAAACCACACGACATTGAGACAAACGCAGAGAGCCGTAAAGACTGGAAAAGAAAAGCTGTAATGGTTCACACTGAAAATGCTAGGATGTTTTCTAAAAGATTACTCTATGCTAAAATTATGTGGCTTGCAGAAAAATTTAAAGATTATCAAACTTTATATTTTCCATTGCAATTAGATTTTAGAGGCAGAGCATATTGTGTACCTGCTTTTCTAAATTATCAAAGTATTACAGGTGCTAAAGCTTTATTGTCGTTTGCCAGAGGAAAAGAAATCACAAAAGAAAACAAAGGTGATTACTGGCTGGCTATTCATGGAGCCAACATGTTTGGACAAGATAAAATATCTTTAGAAGAGCGTGTTGAGTGGGTAAAAAACAATGAAGATATGATAATCAAATGTGCTGAAGACCCATTTACGAATAGACAATGGGAAGATGCATCAAATGGCTATCAATTTTTAGCGTTCTGTGATGAGTGGTCTAAGTTTAAAAAAGAAGGTTATGGCTTTGTGTCTCACATACCAGTAAGTGTTGATGGTTCATGTAATGGACTTCAAGTTTACTCATTGATGTTAAGAGACAGTAAAGCTGGTAAGCTTGTTAACTTACTGCCTACAGATAAACCACAAGACATCTATCAATTAGTTGCTGATGCTGTAATTGAAAAACTAAAAGTTGATGTTGCGGAAAACAAACCGTATGCACAACTATGGTTGGATTATGGTATCAAACGTTCAACAACAAAGCGTAGTATTATGACTATCTGTTATGGTTCAACTAGATATTCATGTACAGACTTTGTGATTGAAGATTTAACTAAAAGAAAAGACAAAGGTGAAAACCATCCATTTATTGACGACCTGTTTAGGCCTGCAAGTTACCTTGCTGGTGTAATCTGGGACAGTATTGGTGACAACCTTGCTTCAGCTAGAATTGGAATGGACTACTTACAAACCATTGCAAGAGTTGTTGCGAGAGAGCAACTTCCAATACATTGGATAACACCTGTTGGCTTCCCTGTTTATCAGTCTTACCCTGAGATGAAATCTAAAAGAGTTAAGGCTATGTTAATGGGTGAAGTTATTAAACCAAGAATTAACACTGAGACTGACTTAACTGATAAGTTAAGAATGGGTAACGGTGTTGCGCCAAACCTTGTTCACAGTGTTGACAGTGCTGCTATGATGAAGACTGTTAATATTGCACACAAGAATGGTATTCAAAACTTTTGTAATGTACATGATAGTTTTGGAACCACAGCTGGTGATGTTGAAGTTTTAAACCAGTCGTTGAGAGAAGCGTTTGTAACTATGTTTTCTGAAAATGATATTTTAGAAAATTTTAGAAATGACGTTTTGAAACAATTACCTGTTGAACTTCATAAAAAAATACCTGAGGCACCTAGTAAAGGTAACTTAGATATAAACCAACTACGGGAAAGCAAATTCTTCTTTGCGTAAGGTTCCCATAGTAGAATAAAAAACCATAAAGGAGAAAAAATGGCAAAAAATATGTATGCCAAAATTGTTAGTCCAGAAGGCGTGTCTAAATACGCATGGCTAACAAAACCTGACACTAAGTTTGACAAAGACGGACACTTTAAAGTTAATCTTGTCGTTAGTGCAGAAGAGGCTCAGCCATTAATCCAACAGATTGATGCTGAGATGAAAAAAAGTGCTGAGATAGCTAAAGAGAAAAATAAAAAAGCTGTCAAAATGGCAAACCCACCGTATGAAACAGAAACTGATGACACTGGTGCAGAAACTGGTAACATTGAGTTTAAGTTTAAACGTAAGGCACAAATCATAGCATCAGATGGTAAAGTTATACCTTTTAAGGTAGCTATCTTTGATAGTTCTGGAACACCTATGACTGATACTAATGTTTGGTCGGGTAGTAAAATGAAAGTCAGTGCGGAATTAGTACACTGGTACACCGCAATGGCAGGTGCTGGCGTGTCTCTTAGATTAAGAGCAGTACAAATAACTGAACTTGTTGAAGGCGGTTCAGACAATGCGTCTGGATACGGCTTTGATAAAGTTGATAATGGTTATGTAGCACCAGAAAAGGTAAAAGAGGATGTGGCAGCAAAGACTGAAGAGAGCCAAGAAGCTGACTTCTAAACAAGTTGGACTTAGATATGGTTTTCGTTCTGGACTTGAAGAACAAGTTGCTACAGAATTGAGAAACAAAAGTGTTATGTATGAGTTTGAAAAGACTAAACTAAAATATGTTAAGCCTCAAAAGGCTCATACATACACACCTGATTTTTATTTACCAAAACAAAATATTTATATTGAAACTAAAGGTTTGTTTACTACACAAGACAGACAAAAAATGCGTCTTGTAAAAGAACAACATCCAGAATTAGATATTAGATTTGTATTTAGTAATTCAAATTCAAGAATTACAAAGAAATCAAAAACAACTTATGCAATGTGGTGTGAGAAGTATGGTTTTAAATATGCTGACAAACATATACCTAAGGAGTGGATATGAGTAACTTAAGAAAAGATACTAAGTATATTGTCATTCATTCGTCTGACACGCATCCAGAAGAAAATATACAAGTTAAAGATTTAGAAGTACAACACAGAAAAGAAGGTTTATTTTCATGTGCATTTCACAAAGTTATAACTAGAGATGGTGAAGTGCAGGATGGAAGAGATATTCAGATAGCTGGCGCACACATAGAAACTACAGCTGAGCTATCTAACAAAAATTCCATTGGTGTCTGCTTAATTGGTGGACTGACACCAGAGGGACAACCTGATTGTAATTTTACTTTCAAACAGTATGAGAGTTTAGTTAAGCTCATAGATGTTTTAAAAGCCAATTACAAAAAGGTTGAAGTTGTTGGTCACAGAGATGTGACTAGCTCCAAAGCTCCGCATTTCAATGTTAAAGAATTGCTGAGCTAGTTTGTTTGTTAAGCTCTGGGTGTAAAAACCCAGAGTGAAACATTCAAAATATTTTAGGAAAAAAATTTATGCAAGAAACACAAAGTAACTTTTTATATCATACACACTGTGAAGAGTGCGGCT